TATCAAAGTATTCAATCATAATTCTAAAATTAACTGCAAATTTCTGCGTTTGTAAGTATCTTTTCCATGATAGCAATTTTATTCATTAAAAAAAACCTCACCACCTTCAATAAATATTTCTCCTTGCTGCAATTCTTTTCTTTCAAAATCGCCGGTAATCGAGACGAAAATAGTTACGTTCAATTTTTCACCCATTACCTCAAGCAAGTTTCTCGTTTTGTTATCGATAGGGGTTTCGTCTAACCACAAATACCTCATTGCTTTGTGTTTTTTATTCAACAATGATGCTTGCACCAACAAAGTAATTAATGCTTTTTGAGTACCGGAATAGCTTGAAATTTTGCGGAATTCTTTTTCCGGATTATTGAAATATTTTGTGTCATATTCGCCATTATAAACAAGATAAATCTTTCCATCTTCATCAGCAGTTATGTTCATGCCGTTCAATCCTGTTTTAATGCTTGATAGCAGCTGATAATATTCTTTGTATAGTTTTGCTACTTGTCTATCAGCATCCCGCCATTCAATAAATATATCAATTGCATCAAGTGTTTTTTTGTTTTGTTGAGCTTGCAAAATATTAGTTTCGTATTCAGTAATCTTTTGATAGTTTTCAGAATTATCAATTATAATTTCTTTGTTTTTCAGGTCATTAATTTGCTTATCGATTAACTCTAATTTTGTTGCAAGGTCAATTCCGTTTTGCGATTTTCCGTTGTAGGTTGTGGTTTGGATTTTTGGAAGGTATTCTGCATCTTGAATTATTGTTTCATTAATAGAATTTACAACCTTCTCGAATAATATTGAAAGTTCAGTTGTATATTTAGAATTAATTTTCGATATTCCTGCATGAATTAATCCTATTCCGATTTTCGAATCTTCCAATTCAGCAACTTGTAAATCATAATCTTCCTTAAAAGTTTTATTCGCAGCATCAACTAATCCATTAAACTCAGCAATATCTTTTTCAATATTCAATTTTTGATTTTCTAATTTTGAAAGCTGGATTTCTTTTTCTTGCGTTGCCTCTTTTTCAGCATTTTCAATTGAGAATTTTACTTTCATTAATTCCTGCTGCAATGGTTCAATTGCAATTTGTGTTGGATAAGTTTCTACATTTTCAACATCAACATTATGATCTTGTTTTAATTGATTCGCATAGCCACCAATTTGCTTTCTGGCATAATCTTTTTGACTTCTTTTGTCTTTTGCAGCTTCTAAAATATTGAGGATAGAACCTTCATATTTTTCGCTTTTTGGGTCAAAGATCACTCCAACTTTTTCAAGCTCCGGGCGGAATAATTTCAGCAAAATATTTCTTTGTACTGTCATATTTTCACTAGTCAAATCGGCTGCCCTCCAAGTTAATTCAGTTTGTAATGCTTGCAAATATTTGGCTGGCGTAGCTTTCACACCGTCAATGATAGGATTCGCAACTTTATTTCCTTCAACATCTTTGCAATAAAGAGAATAGGAAAGGTTGCCATTTTTATCAGATCGGCAACCAATATACAAATTTGTTTCACCATCCAACAATTGAATTTCTTGGTTAATATTTCCGTACAGTTGCTTGTCATCTTTCAAAGTATCAGAACCCTGTGTTACAAGTTTCAGGGATTTTTGCAATGTTGTTTTGCCAGATCCGGTTTCACCTTTTATAGCTACCAATTTATTTTTCTCATCAAATTTCAATTTGCAAGCTTTTATAAATCCAAATTGCTCTTTAACTTCTAATCCAATAATTTTTACTTCGCTTTGATTTTCCATTTTATTTATTTTTAAATTTTAAAATTACTTTTTCTAATATAGGTTCAATTTCTTCTACGTTTGAATTACAAAATAGTTGCACCGTTCCTTCAGCAATTATCAGTCTTTGTTTCAAGCATTTTTCATGAATAGGACTTCTATCAATTATTTTATAACTATAATTATCAATTCCGGGAAGGGCAGCGGCATACAAACATTTACTCATATTTAATGCTATCATTTCAGCTTGAACTTGCCACCAATCTTGGTGCTTGTCGTCGAAAGGTATTCCCATTCTTTTTTTATATGCAGCCCAATTTGTTGAAGATTTTATTTCTAATGCAACCTCCCGATCTTCAAAAAAAGTTGAGCCGTCCGGGCTTGCACCAGCAAAAGTCATCGCCGGAAAAGAAACAAAACCATGTTCATTAATTGAATTAACAAGTTTATCAGCAATCATTCTTTCTTTCACCTTTATTTCATTTCCTGTTCCGTATCTCATTTGCCAAGTTTCAACCGGCATATCTGGAATCCCTGTACTCCTTGCCATCGCAACTGCATAGATATAATCAATTGCACCTTTGCCAAAATCAAATACTTTGTTTACATCATTCCAGGTTTGGCGAGATGAAGAACGTCCGCAAGCCATTAATTCAGACATCTTAGACCCTGTGAATTTGCCTAATCTTGCTTTGTGCCAATCTTCAGTTCTTTGCTTTTCGTCGGGTGTTTTATTGACATCCAATTCAGGCAAATCAAAACCAATATTAATTATTTCATGTTCCATTTTAATTGTCTTTTTTAGTTTTTTTCGGGTCAGGATCATCCTTAAATTTGCGAAGTGCAAAATTATTTGGAACAATTTTTCTACCAACATTTCTTCCAAATATATTTCCTAAACTTTGCAAGGCATTTGATATTGCCTCTGCCCGAATCGCGGGGATTTGATATTCTAAAGCATTGCCGGAACTTCCCTGAATTGGAACGGCAGCGGATCCAGTACATTGTTGCTCATTTGACCCCGGGAAGCTTGGAATATAAGTGATTTTCACTGTGCAAACTGCAAAATCAGCACCAAGAAATGTATATTTTTCATCAAAAACATTCCACTGATGGAACATTGCATCGGCGAAAGCCTCTTTGATTGCTCCCGGAATATAAGTATGCTCTTTTGCACCTCCTAATTTTCTTATTTTAAAATAACTTTTCGGCGGCTCATGGTCTAAAGCTTTCAAATATTGTTCCCTATTTTTATAGGTAAATTGTTCGGTGTTCATTGTAATTTTATTTTAAAGGGTTATACTATTTTTGTTTTTTGAATCGCAAATCAATAAATTTTGCATCACGATTATTAATAATTGTAATATTATCATCAGGAAGATAAATTTTCTGCCTTGTTTCAAATTTAATCATCGGACAAATTTCATCAAACAAATGGACTATTTCATCAACTCTTACTTCAACCATAATTGTATCGCCAATCTGTATTTCATTTGCTTTTTTTATTTTTTCAGTCATAATTTTATATTAAATATTCAAAACTTAATAGTTTTTTTAAGATTTCGCAATTGAGCTTCTACACTGCTCCGTATTTTTTCAGCTTGATAAATATTTCCTTCATATATTTGCCAAAACATTTCAACGGAAGTACAAAAATAGCCTTCAAAACCAATTGATTCCATGAATATAATCCAGTTTAATTGATTTATTATTTTTATTGCTTTGTGAATGCTCCCCGGGATTTTCACCTCAATTGAAATTACTTGCTTTCCTGGCAAAAACGTCATCAAATCGCTAACACCCGGAACAACTCCAAAAGCTTTCAATTTCTGAGCATGCTTATCATTTGCAGCCTCATTATTTATTGCTATCAATTGTCGGTATTTTTCCGGATATTTTTGAGAAAATTCCATTACAATTTGATGTTGTAATTGGGTCTCGTTTTTAATCTTCATAATCCTTTATACTAATATTTTTATTAATTGTTACAAAATTATATACATTTGTTAGAGTGCATTAAAACGCACAATAACACGCAATAAATAAAATGCTTAATTCTGTTTTTCAAAGTAAAATTTTTCATCAAAAGGTTTGTATGTTAATATTCCGTATCTAATAGCCATTTTTACAATAAATATTTTAAATAATCTTTCATGCAAGGTTATTAACTGCTTTCTAAATCCTTCAATAGTAAATGTTGATTTGTAAAAATTACAGCCTCTACAATTTGGATTGTAATTATTTATATCATTCGCTCCACCTAGATATTTTGCATCTATATGATCTACCTGCATTTTCTTGTATTCAAGTTTACATCCACAATATGCACAATGCTCATTATATTTGTGCCAAACCTTTAATCGAAGTTCTTTTTTCATATTAACATCATTAGTTTTATTTGCACTTTTTTTATTGCCATTCATTAGCTGCAATATTTATTTTTGCCCCCGCACGTGTTCTACAAGTAAGTCCTGTATGTAGTTTTTAAGGTCTTTCTTTGCTTTTACCGCAAGTATTTGAAGCTTTTCAAGTACTTTGTTTTCTTCTGGTATGTCTATTAGTTTTCGCATGTTAATATTTCTTTTTGGTATATTTTATAAACTTGGTTTTCATCTTCTACAAATATCAACATCCCATTCTCGTAAAAGCTAAGGTCAACTGAGTTAAGTTCGCTTTTTGTATTAAAAACATCATCCATTTCGCCAGCATGTTTATTGGTTTTCCTTAGTGTTGTTTTTATTTTCTTGATGTATTTCATAATCTTTGTTTTTAATTACACTACAAATATACATCGTATATATGATATATGCAAATAAAAGGAGAATTATTTTAAAGCCCTCCCCCTAAAAAAAATAAAAAATACAGACATCTAACACCACCGGGCATAGTTAATTTTTCAACTAAGTCTATCGCATCCATTATAGCAATTCTATAACCTTCATTCATTAAAGCAAAATTACTGAATTCGTTTGCATCTTCCTTTAATTTCTCTAATGCTTTTATAATTTTTTCTTTACTCATAATTTATCGTTTAATAATCCGTTAAAATATCAAAAATTCAATTCAATCTCACTCTTATTTTCTAAATGCAAATCAAAATTAAATCCTGCAAATCGAATAGAGCGATTTTTTCCAACTCCGTAAGAATGATATTCCCATCCGTAAATCTTACATAAGTTCCGGCATCGTTTCAAAAAATTTTGGTCAGTTAAATCTTTATCACCTTCATTTACCGCATTAAATTCAGATACTATTTCTCGGGATTTATGAAAATCATCCATATTTCGCCAGTTATGATCCAACCAAAAATCTGCAAAAGGTTTGCTGGTGCTTTTAATTAATCGTTTCTTATCGAGGTTGCCGCCTTCACTGCTTATTAAGCCATCAGACAAGTATAATTGAATGCAGTCGAATAAAAATGAGTAGAATTTGTTCCAATCGGATTGCTTGAAATCGGTAAAAAATACCCTCTTGAACTCATCATAAGGCAATTTATTAGCATTATAATGATTTGTAAATTCAACTATGTTTACCCTCCGCAAATAGCTATCTGAAAACCCTTTCGGAATTTTATTCGAATTAATCATGAACTTTGGCGATTCAGCGAAAGGAATAAATATCTGATTTTTGTTCTTTGCTTCAACTGTAAATCCATCAGTAATTTTAACGAATAAATCCCGCAAATCTTCTTCAAAGTCATCAAGAATTACAATTTGAGTATCTTCTTTCACTCGCTGAAATTTAAATGTAGTTTTCGGATTATAATCTTTTCCATCAACAACAATTACATTTCTTGCATACTTGACAATTTTCATTGCCATTGATTTGCCGGTCCCGCCTTCCTGCATCCCATCCAACTCGCCAGCAGCCATATCGCAAAAGTAAGGTACTTTGGTTAATGACATCTTTTTATATGTATGTAATGTGTAGCCGATAGAAGTGCAGAAGCTCCTTATTTTTTCACCATCATTTCCCAAAGCATTTTGAATGAAATGGAAAAAATCTAAATCTTTGTAAGGTTCTATTTTGTCGATGGTTTCGCTACATATCTGCTTTTCCCAAATGTGCTGACCTTTCAAATCAATATAATCCATTTTTTTCACTTCGTCTTTGGTTATCTCATAATAGAATCCATTGAAAAAAACATAAACATTGTCGGCTGTATCTTGAACCTGATTTATTTTTGTATTTGGCAATGTACTCAGATACGGTTTCCCAAAATATATCAGGTTATTTTGCAGTTCGTCATAAACCGGACCCGGAGCATTTTTTGAAACATAATTAAGAACAAAATGCTTAATTGTCCTTACACCTACTTTTTTTACAACCATGTTTTCAATCCGGATAAAATACCAATCATCAAAAGAACTTAGCGGCTCATATATTGAAAACCCATTCGCATAAATGAATTTCATGAATGCTTTTGAATCGATTGTTACTTTGCCCTTTTCGCTAACTGTCCAGAATGCAGATATATTTTGCTGTAATTTTTTATGATCAGATTCCGGGATTACAGATCCATTACCTTTTTTATATGTTTCAACTCCAAATGGATTTCCTTTATATGCAGAATCCAAAATTGTATTCAATTCTTTCGCCGGTAAATCATTGAAATCAATTGTTATATAATTGTTAGTATTTTCTTTGCTTATTCCATACCGGCAACATGCCGAAATTAATTTATACAGATAATTATTCCGGTTGCCTTCAGAATAATGTTCAGATTTATTGAGCCATTTTAGTAAGCCTTTATAAATTTCACCTTCATCAGCAACAACATTGCCATCAAATTCATTTTTCTTTTGTTTGTCTTTAGCATCATACTCATTTTGCCAAGTTTCAGCATCTGCATTAATATAAATATCTTGGTCGAAACTTTCATAACAAACCCTGCTCAAATTTTTCCCTGACTTGTCAATATGAACTTTCAAATATTTACCCTGCTTTTCATCTACTTTTGAAATTTTACCTTTGTATTTCTTTTCATTCTTTTTTGTAGAAGTGAAATCAGCAAGTAACTTATTAAAATGCTCTTCAATAGCCAGAAAAAACAAAATATGCTTTTCTTTAATGGGCGGAATTTTTACAACAATTTTCAATCCGTTGCCGCTGGGCGAAACAAAGCCGGAATAAACAGCCGGCTCACAAAACACAACGGATTTTATATCATCAATATCATTAATTTGCAAATCATCAATATCGATAACAATGAACCCGCTGTGGTCTATCAAAGCAAAATCTTCACGTTCGGAGAATTTGCCGGAAAACAAAATTGAGGGTAAACTGGTTTTGATTTTATTCCGCTTGTCTTTGTCTTTTTCATCCCTGATTTTTTGAATAACTGCTTTTGAATTGCCATCTTTTATTCGATTAAGAATGTCATCAATTGCAACATAATAAGGATTTGTTAAATCAAAAATGTTTCTGAAAATTGTTATCATATTGCTTATTTGCGAAAATTGTTGGATTAATTAAAACGGCAAATCATCACTACCTTCTTCATTCGAAATTTCAATTTCAGCTGTATTCGGCTCTGGCTCACTATCACCACCACCAAAAATATTTGCATTGCCAAAATATGGCTGCTCCTTTTTCTCCTCTTTTGTCATTCCTTCAGCAATCTCTTTTGAAAATTTTTGCTTTATTGAATGAGTTGCAGAGACTTTCCCATCATCATTTTTAAAAGGCTCTTTCATTGCATTTACCCAGAAATTCATATACAGATTCCCCTTCTTGGTTTTCTGCAAATAATTAGGATCTAAAGGAATTACAATTGCATCAATCATATCGCCTTTCTTGTTTTTTACTTTTGTAAAAATGTGTTTAAATGCTGTTGCATTTATACTTAATGTTAAATTCATAATTTTAATTTATTTATTTATAATTTTAAACCACAAAAAAAGCGAAACCCCAAGATCCAAATATAGAAATTTGAAAAGGTGTAATGCTTAATTTTTGGGGCTCGCTTATTCATTTACTATCCTACAGCTGTGGTTTTTCAGAAACTTGTATTTCAATATCAGGTTTTACTTTCTCAGGTAATTGCGTTTTAGAAAATTTACCAAAACATTGCAGAACTCTAACTACTACTATTTCAGAACATCCTTCGTTATCATTTACGCCTTTTTGGTAATCAATCCATTTTCTGCATTGGTTAAAGTAATAACCATTATCAAATATTCGGTTCACTTTATTTTGTTTCTTCCAGTAATCGTCTTGGAATGTATCCAATGCCTCCACAAGCATTTCATAAAGTTCAACCTTAGTAAACTTGTGGTATCTCGCTAATTTATGTGCTTTGTATTGCATTTTAATAACGTTTTTATTTTTTATTATCATAATAATCAATCCCATCCGGATAATCAGTTGCACCATCAATCCATTGATATAATGCAAAAATTACAATCATCATTGCGCAAGCAATTAGGCAAACAAATGAATAAAAATATAATTCATGTGCTGTAAAAATTACTGATGTTGTTACAAAAATAATTGCTAATCCAATCAGCATATTTTCCATTTTCTTTTTTAATTTTCGCTTTTCGAAGCTACTTTTTTCCTTTGAAGTTTCCATATTTCAATTTTTAAATTAAACATTACATACTTATTTACTGAAAAATTCAAAAATAGTTACAAAAATAATTTTTTATTATGTTAAATATTATTTAGAATCAGTCTAAATAAGCACTTTGCTATTTAGAATCATTCTAATTAAAGGCAATTCCTTATTTAGAATCATTCTAATTATAACCTTCTCTTGAAAAAGGTTACAAAATTAACAGTTTTCAATCGTCGGAAACCCGCTACCACAGCGGCCGTATTAACCTTGTAACCTTCTCCTTTTTTAACATATCATCGGAAACCCGCCACCACAGCGGCCGTATTAACCTTGTAACCTTAAACCCCTACCTTGCTATATAGGGAAAAAATATATGTACTTCTTTTTTTACATATTATATGTAATTTAACTAATTTATAGTAAAAGGTTTAAACTACTTGATAATCAGATAGTTAAGAAATCGACTAAAATCGTCGGAAACCCGCCACCACAGCGGCCGTATTAACCTTATAACCTACGTTTTGAAAAAGGTTATAAAATTGCTCAAAAGGTTATAAACTCAATGCCACAGCGATTATAAGGTTTATAGCTAAAAAAACCGCAAAAATAAATTTGCATATGTTATTATTTATTTGTTTATTATGCGGTCGTTGGCTTTATTGAATTTAATACTTTAAGTTTGTAAAATGGTTTTAGAAAAAACAGGGAAAAATTTATTATTGAATCCGAACAACCCGCAAAAATTCAATGATCTGGCGAAGTTACAAAATAGCATCAAAGAATTTCCAAAGATGCTCGAACTTCGCCCACTGGTTTACGACCCCAAAACAATGTATGTTTTAGGTGGGAACAAACGATTAATTTGTCTTAAAGAATTAGGATATAAAGAAATACCAGTTAAATGGACTAAAGTAGCCACAAAGCTAAGTAAAGACGAAATACAACGTTTTATTATAGCCGATAATGTTAGTTTCGGTGAATGGGATTTTGATTTATTGGATGGTTGGGAAAGTGATAAATTGGAAGAGTGGGGAGTTGATTTATCGGAGTTTGAAAGTGTTAAAGTAAAAGAGGAGGATGATTATAGTATTCCTGAAGAGATTGAAACAAATATCAAAATAGGCGATTTATTTAAAATAGGAAATCATCATTTGATTTGTGGTGATGCAACTAACCAAGTAGATTGCAAAAAGCTTTTAGATGGGCAAAAGGCAGACATGGTGTTTACAGACCCACCATTTGACTTTGACTTTGACTTTGACTTTGATATATGTAATGGACATATATTTTACATGAATAGCGAAAAAAATCTAATAAACTTCACAATAAAACATATAGACGTTTTTTCAAGATTATACACAGTAGATTTTAGGAATGCACATCTAATTTCAAATAAATCACCTATGTCGAGGTGTGATTATGTTGCAGAATTTTTAAACGGCAAAAATAAATTTAATAACCTAAAGGATGGTTTTTCAACACTTATTGAAAGCAGTAAAGGTGTTTTTATGACAGATGATTTTGGGCATAAACAAGCAAAAAAAGTAAGCTTACCAAGCACATTTATTGAACATTACACAAATAAAGGTGAAAATGTGTTAGATTATTTTGGTGGCTCTGGATCAACAATGGCAGCATGCGAGCAATTAAATCGAAAATGCTATATGATTGAAATAGAACCAAAAAACTGCCAAATAATAATAAACAGAATGAAAGAAGTTTATAATATAGATAGTGTTTTAATAAACTAAAAACATAATTAAACAACGTAAAATCAACGTAAATGCCTAATCCAGAAAAGATAATAGGAAAAGGGTTTGACAACAACCCGCAAAACATCAATAAAAAAGGCAGAAATAAGAAAATCTACACTATTTTAAAAGAAAAAGGATTTTCAAAAGATGACATTAAAACAGCCTTTGGCGAAATAGCTTGGTACGATCTAAGTGAACTAAAGAAAGTACATGAAGACAATAAAAAACCTGTAATTATGCGAATAGTTGCTAATCAGTTCTATTTAGCATTAAAAAAAGGCGACTGGAATAAGATAAAAGAAATATTAGAACATACGATTGGAAAACCACAACAAACAGTCAGGACAACAATAGAAGAACCAATTACATCAATTCAGCTGGAAAATGTCAAAATTAAAGATAACAACACTTCCATATCAAAATGATTTTATTGTAAGTGGTGCAACTCATACTGGATTAGTCGCTGGCTATGGAGCCGGGAAAAGCGAAGCAGGCATTATGAAAAGTATCATAATGAAACTTAGGTATCCGATGTATCCGGTTGCTTATTATTTGCCTTCATATCCGTTAATTAGAGATATTGCGTTTCCTAAATTTGAAATGCTACTGAATAAATTCAACATTCAATATACTTTAAACAAAACGGATAAAGAATTTCAGACAAAATACGGTTCTTTTATTTTACGGTCGATGGATGATCCAGCAAGCATCATTGGATATGAAGTTGCCTATTCCTTGATTGATGAAGTTGATGTTTTGTCATTAACCAAAATGAATGATATTTACAGGGCTATTTTAGGACGTAACAGATGTTATTTGCCAAACAATGAAATCAATAAAACTGATGTTGTAGGCACGCCGGAGGGATTTAGATGGTTCTACAAATATTACGTTAAAGAAACAAAGCCAAACCGGAAATTGATAAGAGCAAGAACATATGATAATCCTTTTTTGCCAAAAGAATATATTAAAACATTAGAAGATTCGTACACGCCGGAACAAGTCGAGGCTTATTTGAATGGATTGTTTGTAAACCTAAATACCGGGACAGTCTATAAACATTTTGACCGGAAGTTAAATCATTCAGATGCAACAATCCAGGAAGGCGATGTTTTGCATATCGGAATGGATTTTAATATTATGAATATGAATGGTGCTGTGTATATCATTCGTAATAATATTCCAATTGCCGTTGCAGAATTGACGAAAATATATGATACATTTTCGATGATTAAAGTTATTCAAGAAAGGTTCAAAGGTCATTCAATTGTCATCTATCCGGATGCCAGCGGCAAAAATAAAAGTACTTCCGGATCAAGCGATATCCTTTTGTTGAAGCAAGCCAATTTTATAATCAGAGTTGGCTCTAAAAATCCATTTGTAAAAGACCGTGTTAATTCAATGAATATGAGTTTTTGCAATAATAAAGGAGAAAGAAACCATTTTGTTAATACGGATAATTGCCCGGTGCTTACTGAATCTTTAGAACAGCAAAGTTACAAGAACGGCGAACCTGACAAGTCAAGCGGCTTTGACCATATTTGCGAGGCTTCCGGATATTTTATTCATTCAAGATTTGGATTAAAAAAACGTAGGAGTTCGCCGAGATGAGAAAAATAGATAAAATTGATACTTTGTTAGCTTTAGACTTTGGGCTAATATTTGCCGGCGGGATTTTAATATCACCAGTTGTTGTGCTTTGCGGGTGTTTAATTATTGGCTATGCTGTAAAATCTATGTTATGAATTTAGACAAAAAAACATTATCCGAAGTTTTGCAAACAGCGAACAACAAAGATTATTTTTTGCTGGCTAAATATCTGAAGGGCAAAAATCTATTTGATGCAAAGGAATTGAATGATCAGCCATTTGGAATAATCAAAGAGATTCAATACATATTGCAAAAGGAAGATTTTGAAAATTATCCTTCAATCATTACAAAGGTTTGCAATATTGAACAACCTGAAAATTTAGATTTCTTTGATTACTTCTACCAATGGAATTGGATATTGCAGGAACTTGAAAAAATTAAAAATAGAGAAGATGAATTTTTAGGCTATGAACCTACAAATAAAGAAATTGCCGCCGGTGTTGAAAACCTTTATAAGTTTGGAAGTTTTGCAACTATTGACAAGTTGGCTGGAGGCGATATA